CCTTTTATTATAGCGTTTGCCACTTCGTCAAACACACCAAGCAATACGTAAGTATTCCAAAAATGTGCTTATAACTAAGTAGTTAACAAATGAGTAAACAGCTCTAAGAACTGCCTTCATCAACGTATACAACGAGGACGTTGAATGAAGTAACCTGAAACAAACCTCAAAAGAGACAGGTTTGACGAACGGTGTCACCGGGGGCCCGCCTAAGCGATGTTAATCGCCATAGGCGGGATAGAGATGAAAAATGCGAAGTCAGCATCGTCAGAGCAAGCTCTATACCAACGTACTTTCAAATCCAGTTCATCTTCCGCAGACAACACTTCTGTGTCTAGCGATTGCATGACATAAACAGTGGTAGGTGCAGTCATTTGGTCATTGGTAGTAGAAGACGTAGAAAAATATGGATAAGATTGACCAGCATAATGTTGATTTTCAACTCTTGAATGTGTGTAATGATATTGGGGAACATCTACCTCGATTTGCTGTTGCTCATGCGCTTCAGTTATCATGTAGGCAGATGAGGCCGCAAGACTCATAGAATTGAAGAAGGTAGGCACACCCGAAAGTGAGGGGTAACCTTCGATCCAGGGTGCATAAACATTTCCAACATCTTGTGTCGCCCCTACTATAAACGAATTTTCATTAGAGGGGTCGCGCGTGGCTTTTAAACGCACACCTCCGCGTGAAAACAAGAACATCCTAGACAAATCGGTATATAGATCTGAATAACTGTCGTGAGCTGTTGACGTAGCGAAAGTATATGTTTGAGAGGCAAATGGCAATATATACTGAATGCCACGTGATCCTGCAGGAGTTGCAGTGTTCAATCTACGAATAGGGTAAAATTTCTTTACCAAAGACCGTAGGGACATGACACGTTCACCAATACAATTCAGTGAGGTGTCAAGTGAGGGCGCATGCATACTCATATCTCCCAAAGCACCTTGCAATTGAATGGGGACGGGTTCTACATACACATGAGAATCGTCCCTAGGAGTTGCAAACTCAATATCGTCAGCCATATATGTCTCAATTAAGAGAGTAATGGTATTAGACGCAGTGTCTGGACATACTATAGGGTCTACAACTCTGAGTTCCCAAGTACCGTAAGCATTGTTACTGGCTCCTGGTTCAGTCGACAAATAGGGCATTTCGCTGATATAAGGCACACTAAATTCATATTCGGTAATACCATTAATATCAACTATATCCCTATGTATGTACGGCTGATCGGCCGAAACAATAGCAGGTTCTGCGGCCGTACGAGCTACAGGATTAAAGCATATAGCAAATCTACCTGTGTGAAACTCAGTTTTGACCATTTTTATCTTAAAGCATACCGTGCCTCGCCATTTGGCGAACCGGGTGCCTAAGTATTGTGCGGGAGTGTAACACTGCTGCACAATGGGCAATGGGATAGTATGAGGGGCAGCTGCATTGGGATAAAGCCCCACAAAACCCATGGCTATCTGAGCATCATCTAAATCGTTAATACTCCATGCCGCTGTTTGTTGCCAAGTTGACCTGCCACAAAAATGTGCTATAGATAGCTCATCCTGCTTTGTAGTAGACAATCCTGGCAAAAACTTGACTTCGTTCTTCACAGAGAAAGATAAAGGAATACCTTGATCTACATTATCAATAGAAGTAATGTATGAAAAAGCATTACGTGCAACTCTCTGTGTTGGGGCCATATTCAACGGTGAGGAAAAACCAAAGACAGAAGCTACTGATCCTACTATATCAGCAGCCCAACTAACGGCAGACATATAAGATCCGACGAATGGAACAACTGTTAAAATATTAGCAGCTTTTGAAATTTTGGCCGTCATATTAGATATAGGACCAACTCCCACTGATTCGGCTTCCTTTTCTGAGTTGGAAGCTTTCTTCTTAATGGAAGCTGTGGATAAGTTAGCCTGCAAAGAAACAGGTATAGCTTGTCCGATAAGTTCGACGTCTTCCATGTGGCACCATAAAGTGTAATTTGCTGTCTGAGCACCAGCGACTGCTTCCAATGCGCTATAAGGATATATACGCACTGAATACCATATGTCGTGGTCCTTCCCGGCAGCATCCAATTGCAAAGGATGATAATCCTTTGCTGAACAAAACGGTAACCGCATAATGCAAGCCTTCTCAGTATTGATATCAATCTCAACGTGAGGAAGTTGCGTTCTCTGGGTCAAAGAGGCCGAATGAACGTTAACGGATTCTTCAACTCTAGCGGTGTAAGGTACACCGCCGCATGGTACGGCGGCCACCATATATCTCCCTTGTTGAAATCTTTCCGCGTTAACTTGAAGTGTAATAACTAGAGTAGCTCTAAGACCTAGAAAGCCTTTTAACTTATCCCAATAAACAGAATCTGAGATTAGGTCATAGGGCAGTTTAATAGCGTTAAAAGTTAGAGCGGTATCCGTATTGGAAAATTGTCCATCAGCTATTTTCTTAGGCTTACCTAAGTATTTTGCAATAGTCATGGACATAGCATCAGTACTCGCTTTGAAATATGTCGACGAGATTGGTGCTGGGTCATCGGGCACAGCAGACAATACGAGATCATCTGGTACCACGAAGTTTGTAGTCGTAGGGTTTTCGGATCTTTCAGACTGGTGATCCTTTAAGTTTGATGTGTCAGCAAGTGTATTTAATTCGACACATGAGATAACACTTAGTATCCCACTGTCTAGGAGGTACTCGAGATTTTTATAGTTTTCCTTGAGTAGTGAATGAGGTGTGTCATCAAACTTTGAACTCGACAAAGCGTAGCCGTATAACTTATTATTCTCCTTGTAACGTTATACAACTCGTAACCAGAGTCGAGAGTTTCGTTCGTTATTTTAATCCTACGAACAAGGATCGATTCATTAATATACAGGCCCACTGAATCGTGTGAGCATTTTAAGGACCTATAGGTCCATGGTAAATGGCTCCGTATTATATACGTACGAGCGCCACTTAGCATGGTTCCATGTCAGGCCTTCAAAATCCTTAAACTTTGCTGCAACAACTGCCTTACGCATAGTTGGTGCATGTAAGTCAAAGACTGATTTGGGATGTAAGCTGAGTTCTCTGAAGAAAAACTCTACACTATCCCGTGTAATTTTACGGTAGTAATCACCTTTCTTAGACCAAAGAGGTGTATTGAGAATAGTATCCATAGCTAAATTGCCATGAGCAACACCATCCTCGATATTGAAACCTCTCTTAAGAAATGTAGCCTCAGTCAACGGTACGAATCCAATAGGCTTAGATTTATCGTCCGAAGTTACCACGTAGCCTCTTTCTTTCATACAGCTGATTACGCCTTCTGGTGTGAAATATTGTCTAATCTTTTCATGCATAGACATAAGGACATCATCACCTTGGACTATAGCTGCAACCATACTCGAGAAAGAGTTTTGGCTGGTGATAGAAATAGGCACCAGTTTGTAGTAACAGTATCTGAGATTAAGGTGGTTAATGATTCCGTTTACCAACAGTGTCAAAAGTGATCCTGAAGGCATACTCCCATCCCATTCCTCAACTACGTTGAAAACTAGATGTAGGGAGTTGGTAATTTCTTTGAAGAATGAACTACGAGCTTTAGCAAAGTCGGTACACCCATGGAATGCATACCAATCATTTATGACTTCAAGCGCTTCTTCCATAGTTTCAACAGTATGACATGCGTCAAACTTACTATAATCCATACATAACACTATGCACTCTTTCATGCTAGGTGAAAATCTAGAAAGATCGTAAGCGACTTTGTGCCAATCCGACGAATAAGGATTCAGAGTGGTGGCAAAACCTTTCTCTATACTGTTCTTGGCAAAGAACTCAATACCTTTACCAAAGACACATTTAGTGCCTACACATAGACGCAGGCACGCACCAGAGAATAATCTTCCCTTTCCTTCGAGGAACTTCGGTATGGAAACAAGGGTATCTTTCAAATTATCTGTGTACAGATATTCCAAACGAATACCTTCGTTGGCCTGATTGATACGACTCTTCATGTCGAGTTCAAATGTAACAAAGACAGGATTGGTACTATCCCTGGCCTTTCCAGGCCCCAACAATTCCTTCTTGAGATGTGGCTCCAAATATTTAATTGGAGCACCAGCGCTAGTACCCGAAGGTATAGCGGAGTACAAAGGATTGTGAGGATCACCATACAGAGCCTTCTCTACGGTTAAAAATTCGGTATCTATAATCCACGGCTTACCGCAAATAAAGTCTTTAAAGTCCTTCAAAGCTAAATCAGAAATGTGTCTATCGTAGTTGGTTTCACGTTTGTAGTAATTGGAACGCGCAACCTTATACGGATCAATGTCTCCATTTCTCATCAAAAGTGCAGGATGCTTAGTTGAAGCAGGGAAATATGGAGCTAAAACCGAAGGTATAATTTTATTAGCCTTGTAAGGGCTATGCACATAGGGCACTAGAGTATTAATGCAGAAATCAGCCTGTAGACTGACTTCGGTATCATCCAAGAATTGTTCTTTTAAAGCCGCTTTGTCTTCAGCTATAAGAGCATCAAGTTTTAGTAGACTAGATGTAATCATCTCCTGGGTGACTAGGGCGCTCCATGCATATTTTGATGAATGCCCTTTGTCGGTGCCTGCAACATGTATTCCGATAATTCTCCTCTTACCGAGACGGGAACTGCGCACAATGAGAGGCATACCGCAATCGCCGTTACCTGTATCAATAGAGTATTCCAACCCTTTAGCTAACTTTAAGTCAGCAACAGCTACTGAAGTGACTATTGCACTAGAATTTTGGAAAGCTTTATTGTCGCTTCTGATGCACATGGTGACGTTTAAATCATCATTGCTAAGCGAATGTACATCTGCATCACTTACAAAGTAGGGCTTGATGTCTTTACGCATCTGACCAAGAGGTTTTTCAAGCCTCCAGAAAGCTAGATGTGTATCACCATCATAGGTATGCCATACGTTGCGAATAAGGGTGACCATAGACTCTTCATAAAGAGAATTGTCATCATTATCGCGTAAGCCAACCCACAAATTTTCTAATTGCTCCTGTTCCTTGCCGTATTCGGCAATAGTACAAGTCAAGAAATGCTCGGGTATGAGTAGCGTTGTAGAATCTAGCCACAATGCGCTACCTAGGTCATAAACCTTGAAAGATTTTTTATGCCCTTCAGCTCGGTACTCAACAGTAAAAGAACTGGTGTTAGTATGGGAAAATTTCTTTGCCATATCATACCCTGAAGCATCCCCAGCTTGGGGTTTGACCAAGTCTCTGAGATTAACGCGCTCTTGTTTAGAGAGTTTGCTATATTTAGGTTGAGAACTTTGGGCACTTCCTCCTGCTATAAGCCGTACTATGAAATTATAGGCTGTTTTACACAAGCT